ATCCTTTGACTGAACTCTCTGAAGGTCTGATGATCAGTGTCTGCTCCTCAATCCAAAATGGAAATGGCGCATAGAATTGGCCTTGGATTTCGGTCCAATTCATGCCTGAATCTACTGGATGAGTATCGTGTGAATTGAAAAATACATCGATATACTGATCATCCCAGTAGATTCGGCCCATCTTCAATCTTGAACAATCTTGCTCTGTCTGAAAGATAAAATTATCAATCTGCTGCTTCCTTTGAGCTGCATCACCTTTAAAATAAAATGTACAGTCGAAGGTCTGAGCTGACTTTGTAAATCGATTTATCTTCACACCGAACTGCTTCTGTTCGACTTCAGGAGTCCATTTCACCTTGTGGAAGTTTGCAGTTTTAAGCTTAGCGAATTCAAAGCTTAAAAGGTTGAATTCAACATTTGAACTTGATACATATTTTATATTAGCCATCGAATTGAACCCCCATTTCACGAAGTGCTCTTGTAAATTCCCTGTCACCAATTGCCAAGCTTATGGCTGCATCAGATGCTCCTGATCTAACTGCTTCATATAAATCATCAAGACTAAATGGATTCTGAAGCACACCAACATCTGCAGCAACTTCTGCCACTGCATCTTTGACAAGGTATTGCGCATTCTTGATTCCTTCAGAATAGCTCTTCATCATATCAGGTCCATATGTATGGAAATCTGAAAGAGGACCCTTTGAAGGCTCTGAGAATCCAAGGAAATCTTTAACTGTTTGAGCAACATCAGAAACTGTTTGCTTTAATGATTCCCATTTTTCCTTGATGCCATCGATGAAGTTTTGGATTAAATCTTTGCCCCAATCGAGAGCTGCATCTTTCAAATCGACAAAGGCTTGCTTGAATTCAGCAAGCTTTTCAGTAATAACAGTTTTCACTTCAGTGAGCTTTGTTGTGACTTTTGTCTTGATTGCTGTTAGTAAGTTGCCAAGGTACTGGACAAACATATTCTTCCAATTCAGGAAGAAATTAATGATTCCAGTAAATATTGAGCTGAAAATCTCCTGGATTCCTTGCCACATCAGCGACCAGTTTCCAGTGAATAATCCTGAGAATACATCAAATAATCCCGTGAGCACTCCCAGCACTGTCTCAAGTATTGTTTGAATCGTTGCGAATACCAATTCAAACACTGGCGCAAGGAAATTACAGAAGTTTGTCCAGATCGTTTTCACCACTTCTGTAAAGCTCGAAAAATTAAAACCTAAAGCATTGATTCGCTCAACAATTCCATTTGCGAAATCTGCGAACGTGGTCTTTATTTCTTCAAAAATTGTGGTGATGCTATTTCTGAATTCTTCGTTTGTATTCCAAAGCGTAACGAATGCAGCCACCACTGTTCCAATTACTGCAGCAATAGCAATAAATGGCGCTGCGATTCCAGCAATCGCTGGTATCAAAGTAGTCTTAACAAATGGAATGAATGTGGTTCCAAGGAAAGTCGAAAATTGTCCGACATGTGTCACCAAAGAGCCAACTCCACTCGTTACTCTTCCAATTCCTGAAAGCACTGGACCAATGGCTGCAACAACAAGCGCTATTTTTACAATCAAGTCTTTCTGGCTGTCGCTTAGGCTATCAAACCATTCAACAGCTGCTTCAATCTTTTCAACTAGCTTTGTAATATATGGAATTAAAACATTACCAATTGAAATAGCTGCACTTTCAAAAGCAAGCTTTAAACGCTTGATTTTTCCATTGAAATTCTCAAGCTTTACTGCTGCCATTTCTTCTGCAGCGCCTTCAGCTCCTTCGATAGAAGCTTTTAATTCATCAAATCTCTCTGAGGAAGTTCCAAGCAAAGCGTTAACAGATGCCAGATCTGTTTTATTGAAGATACCTGTTACAATAGCATCTTTTGACTCCTGGCTCATTCCATTCATGTTTGAAGCTAAATCTTGCATGATTTCAGATACTTCTCTGAAGTTTCCTTCTGAATCATAAACTTGAACAGAAAACTCACCGAAATCAACAGCACCATCAACTGCTGCATCCTGAAGAGAAAGAATCATGTTTCTGAGATGTGTTCCACCTTCAGCTCCCTTGATTCCGTTATCTGCAAGAACGCCAAGCGTTGTCGCAAGTTCAGCTGTACCACCATTTACATTGGCAGCTGTCGCGCCAATTGTCAGCAAAGCTTCACCTAGTTGTGCAACAGATGTATTGCTCTTTGATGAAGCTTTGGCCATCTGATCAACAAGAGTTGCAGTCTCTTCAACTGTAAGACCAAGAGCTGACTGTGTATCTGTAACCATATCAGAAGCTTCTGCAAGGTCGATTTCGCCAGCTGCTGCAAGATTCAAAACTGTTGGAAGCATGCTCATTGAAGTCTCTGCATCATATCCAGCAAGAGCCATATAATTCAAAGCTTCAGCTGCTTCAGTGGCAGAGAAAGCTGTTCCTTTTACTGCATCTTGTGCAAACTTTTCAAGCTTTTCCATCGTTTTGGCTGCTTGACTTGATGAATCATTTAACTCTTCAACTGTGTAGCCCATTGTTGCAGCCACATTGCTCATCGCGCTCTCAAAGTCAGCTGCTGCATGTACTGCGACACCACCTAATGCCACAATAGGAGCTGTGAGCTTGGCTGTCATTTGATCACCAATTGAAGAAATCTTCTGGCCAACAGCATTGATTTTGTTTCCAACTTCTTCGAATTGCTTTCCTACTGCTCCAGCAAGACCGCCATTCTCTTTTAAAGCTTCACTTGTTTTTGAAATCTCAGTCTGAAGCTTTTCATACTGAGTTTTTAATCTAATTACTTGGGTTGAATCTTCGCCATACTTTTCAGAAGTTTTGGCAATCTGCTCTTCTAATAGCTTCGATTGATTCATCTGAGCTTGTAACTGTTGCTCTAATGCTTTTGCTTCGGTTCTTGATTTTTTGAAAGCAGAAGCTCCTGTGCTCAATTCTTGCTCTAATCTTTTAAGTTGCGCCTGGTACAACTTTGTTTGAGCAGTTAGATTTGACATATTCTCTTTGTATTGAGGCGCTCCTTCAAGCTCAATCTTTACACCAATCGTTGCCATAGTTTTCTCCTTACTTTAAGGCTAAAAAATCCCATATATCCATTGGACCTGATTTGATAACTTGCTTTGCTGATCCAGATTCGATTGCTCTGCAATTAATCAAATCAAGAAATTCTCCATATCTTGTATTCATTGTTTCTTCACGAGTCATGTTCAATTTATGGCCGAAGTAAATGAGCCAGCTGTCGTTGATTCTGATTCGATCACCTCGACCTCTTCTTTTTTTGGCTCTGCATCGACTGTTACTTTGCCATCAGCCTTGAATATTCCAAGCGACTGCATGCACAAATCAGAAAGCTTTGACTCGTCTAAACAAAGAAGTAAATCTCTAGTTAACAATTTCTTTTCGTGATTTGGATCTAAAAAAGCAGCCTTCTTTTCAGCTGCTTCGTTCAAAATTAAAACAATATCCATGATTACATTTAATTGATTTGCCATGTCCTCATCTTCAAGTATTTCTGTAATCTTCGATATATTTCCGCCTGGACATAATTTCGCAAGCTGAATATTAGCCCAGACTGTTCTTTCAAAGCGATATTCGCCTAAATCAAATACTTTGTTTTCTTCCATCTTTTTTTCCTCGCATGATTAAATAAAAAAGGGAAGCTCTAAGGCTTCCCTTTACAAACTATTTTTATGTTGTGGCTTAACTAAGAGCTGCAACAAGAGCTGCTTCCGCAGCTGCTTCAGTCGCCATCTCTCCGCCAACTCTCTTCCAGCAATGCTTTGCAGAATCATCCTTGTAGATATTAAACTCAATTTCCTGAGTCTGCCAGTCGATTTCTTCTCCTTCTGTTTCAGCTTCATTCTCAATCTGATTTGCTGAAACCTTAGTGAATACTACTGGAGTCCAATATCTAACATTGTCGCTCATTGTTTCAATGAGGAATCCTACTCCAAGATATGGAATTGCCTGATCATCATCATAATTGATGAAGCCATCTGCATCTGCTGCTGGCAATCCCTGAATAAGAGCTTCAGCATCCTGAAGAAGGCCATCAACTGTCAATGTAACTGTTCCGCCTGTGAATGTACCTGAATCGCTTTCTGCAACAATGTTATCTGCATAGAAGTTGTTGTTGTCTGAGCTTTCAGGCGAAGCTGTAACAGATACACCGCGCGCAAGTTTCTGGCAATCGCTGTATGTAATTACACCGCCAGCTACAGAGTACTTTGCGATATAAGGCTTTGAAAAGCCAATTGTAACTTTTCCTACTGCTGCCATTTCCGTATTTCTCCTTTCGTTTACTTAGTAAGCTTTTGAATTTCTTCATCAAGCTTTTTTTGCATTTCTTGATTGCACTTTGCTTCAGCTGCCTTTTTCGTTCTATTGATAAAAGGCTGAGCAATCATGAAACTTGTACCTCTATTGATTGCATTTGCAACCATTCTATTCGCATGTCCTTTTGGGTATTTCTTGGTTCTGTTGTCGTTATATCCATCAAAGCCAATATTTGAATCAACAACCGAATTATTGAATCTAACTGGAGCAAATCCTAAAGAATCAAGCAATCCTTGGACATCACTTTTCTTTGCGTATCGCTTTCCATTTCCACCTTCATACTCGTCAGAAGTACGGAGCTTTGAAATCTGCGAGCGCATTTCATCTGTGGCAATCATTGCTCCTTCTCGAAGGACATCCTCTAGAATTTCATCCGTATTCCTTTCAATGCTTTCAAGCATTTTCAGTGTTTCATTTAATCCTGTTGTTTTTACTTTAGCCATCAGGTCACACTCCAATCCCAAGAGGTATGGATTAAATTTGTATCTTCCTCGAACTGAACACTTGCAAGTGTCCAGGTTGCTCCCATCTTAGCCAGTGCAGTCTCGATTGTATCGAGCTTGCTGTCGGCTTCAGTAAGAGAATAGAAATCGATTGTTCCGTTCAGCTGTCGTTCGCTCTTTGCGTTGTCTGCATTGAAGGATTCCTCATCGGTTTCCGTCCATACTGCATATGGAGCTTGAGTTGCATCTGGTTTGTGATAGTGATATACAAATCCCAACTGGCCAAATACTGTGATTGGCTCAGATAGAAGGGTCGTCAGCGACTTCATAATAGTTCCCTAACCTTTCTAGAGATAATTCAACGCAATCTTCATCTACAATCTGCACAGCATCTGTAATCAGATACTGTCTGCCATCTTCAAGAATCACATACTTTGCATCTTCAGGAATCACTGTGTTGTAAACTCGAATCAACTTGTCGAGCTTGATGTTGGCTCCTTTAGCTGCATACATGCGATTGAATCCGATGGTCTTGTTTGCATAGAAGCCTTCTATTTTGAGACTTACTAGCTGTTGCTTAGGCATTGCCCCACTTTGGGCTGTGTTCTGCAGATTATAAAATTTAAGCTTTCCTTCATCTCTCATTCTTCTGCACCATTTATCTTTCTCAGGCCGATTTGAATCAGCATATTTTTGTATCGCTCCAGTGCTTTATCATCGCCATAACCAAAGTATGCCTGGCAATATACTGCTACTGCGTTGCACTGGACTTTGTCGGTGATATCGAAAGCTTTATCTGTCGCTTGGGTAATGTCAGCTTCAGCTGCATCAATTAAAGCTTGGATTTCATCATCAAATGATTCGCTTGCAACTCGAAGCGATGTTTTTACAAATGCCATCAATTCTTGTGTGGTCATGGCTCTAATCTCCCTTTAGTTCTTTGTTGTTTTGGATGCCTTCTTTGGCCTTTCAACCTTTTCAGGCTCCAGCTGCTGCTCTACTTTTTCAGCTTTTTTCACTTCAGCTGTGTCCTTTACATAAACGCAGCGGCCAAGTGTATGAATGGCCGCTGCTGTCTTTGCATCAACATCTACAATTGTCCCAGCCGAAAGAAGGACTCTTGTTTCAGCTGTTAGCTTAATCTTCAATCACAACTCCTTGATTAAGGCTCTGGAGTTGTTGGCTCTGGAGTTGTTGGCTTAGCAATAAGTGTGAATCTTCCTGGAGCAACTGCTTCAAGAGCAACATACTTACGACCAACAAACTTCACAAGATCCTTCTCTGCAAGAGAAAGGTCATCCATCTTGATCTTGATTTCCTCTCCGTTAGGGAAGTTTGCTCTGAAGCCTGTTGCAAGATCACCAACAATTGCATAAACCTCATTATCAGAAGCAGCGCTGTATGCCTTTAAGCTGTTGTTGAATAGAACAACAAGGCCAGCGAATGGATCTGCAAGAGGATATCCGTCAGCTGTTGTGATGCTCTTGAATTCGCCCCATGTAAGCTTGTTCATGATTGCAACATTATTTGTTGCCTCATCAGAAAGCTGAGCGATAGCATTGATCATTGTTGTAGCTGAAGGAGCTTCTGTGATCAATGCTGCAGCTGGAGTTGTTGCTGTTGAAGCCTGTGGAAGGGCCTTGATTTTAGCAACTACAATATCAGCTGCTGCCTTTGCGATTCTGTGACCGAGCTCATCATATACATAATCAATGAACTCCTGATCCTTCATGTCGAGCACTTCATCAGAAATAGTGATCCACTTCTTGATGCTCTGTGGAACGAGCTCAACAACACCAAGAACTAACTCTTCTTCTTCTGGAGCATCATCGCCCTCAACATGAATAACTGCATCTGAACCTGAAATTTCGAAGCCAATCTTGAGATTGCCCTTTACATAAGTCTTTCCAACTCTGTTGAGAATCTCATCTGTCTCCCATGCTGTTCTGATTCGCTCTTCTGCGAATGTTGGGATTGGCACCTGGCCATCTGAAGGAGCGTTCTCTGTTAAGAGTGCGCGTAAATCTGTTGAATCACCCTTGATTGCCTTTGCATATGCAGCAATGTACTCAGGGCTATTTCTGAATTCTTTTTCCATTCCCTTTTCTCCTCTCTTTTCGTTTTCGATAACTGTTGCTGAACCTGGATTCTCTTCAACTGCCTTTGCAGCACGAATCTCAGCTTCAATCTGCTCCTTTTCAGCAAGGAGCTTCTCTCTCGACTCTTTAATCTCAGAAAGAACTTTGCTTCTCTCATCGATTGCAGTCTGTTCAGCTGTTTCTGCGAGTGGCTCAAGACCATTTGCTCTTGCTTCGATTTCAGCAAGCTCAGCTGCGATTTCAGCTAATCTTTTTTCTTTCATGACTGAATCTCCTTTAATTCGTTGTTAAGCTCAGCCACTTTTGCACTTCTCACGCGTGCGCTCTCCAGCTCTTCGCGCGCTCTCTTCAAGCTTTCAAGACTACTCTCCAGTGATCTCTCAGATTGAATAGAAGTTCCCTCATAGGCTGGCCATGTAACAGCACTCACTTCGAAGATTTCTGAAATGTGAGTGATTCTGCGATTTGGATAATCTGAATCCAGATTGCTCCAAACTTCGCCATCTACAATAAAAGCGAAGCTCATTCCTTGAATGTCGCCTCGCTCAATTGCCGAATCTAATTCCACAGCCTTTGGATTTCTTGGATCTAAGTCCGTTTCCATATCCACTGCAGCATCTGTTTTCGTGAATCTTAAATTTGAATTAGCATTGTTGTTTCTGCTTCTTGCTAACGGAATACCGCTGAAATCATGATTTACTAAGAAACAAACATCTCGAAGTACACTATCATCGATTGCTTCAGGAGCAATCTCTTCAGAGAACCATCCACCGATATCTGTTTTTTGATTGAATACGATTGGCTGACCAGTTAACCTGATCTGACCATCTTCAGTGGCTCTTCTTTCTACCTTTCCGATTATTGTTCGGATTTCTCTATTCTTCATTGTTTTCTTCTCCTTCCTGGATTTGTGTATCTGATTGATAATTGTTAACAGCAATCATAATTTCATTGCCACCTCTGTCTGGTCCTAGTGGCTCATAGCCAAGCATCTCTCTGTACTCATCACGAGTGAAAAGTCCAAGCTCCTTGGTTGAGTTCACGATGCTAACAACTGAACTGATGCTCTGATACTTGACTTTGTTCATGTTGGCATATATTTCATTGCCGAATCCAAGCTCTCTGTCGGTAAACAAAAAAGCTGTAAGCGCATCCGTGAGCATAATCGCGAATGGCTCCAGCTTTCCTTCATATACTGATTCATATTTTTCTGCAGTAAATTTGTTTTGAACGAATTCTTCGTTAAC